CGCTTCATAGGATGGCGGTTCCCCGGCGATTGCTGCTCCGGCACCCGCACCAGCAGATTGCGAAAGTTTGTAAGTTTCCGCAAAGTCCGCATCGAGCTTGGCAGCCGTTTGGCTATATAAAATGTTCATTAAGCCGCTGTGCGAGTAAGTCGCAATTGCTTTTCCGGTGACAGGGCTGACCGCAGTGTATGTAGTGCCATCGGCATTAGGAGCCAAAATAGAACTTCCTGAGAGCCAGGTGCCTATGTCCCCTGTGTTATTGCCGTCGTGGAGGAAGTCTACTGCCCTGCCTAGTTCTTCGTTTATCAGTTTCTCGCCCCATTGTTTGTCAACAAGGGCTTCTATGTCTTCAAAGTACTTGTTTTGGTCGAGAGGATCTGGCATCGCGTTTTGGAATGATTTGTTTTCCCCCATAGACTTTCTGTATTCAGTAATCATCGGAGGGATATCTTTTGGCGATGCTAGATTTAAGACATCCTTGAAAAAGGCAGCTTGTGCCTCAGCCACCTTGTTTAGCTCGGCTCCTATCCATCGGGAATTTCGATCTTGAATTTCCTTGCGTGCAAGGGATAGTTGTCCGCCGTCAATATGGCCTTGGACGTGCATGTTTTTCCAATAGGCAGCTTGCTCTTTGAATTCGCTTGCGTCTTCCGGCATCGCCAAACTGTTGAGGACAGTATCTTTGATGTGGGCTGATTGTCTTGATTTGTAATCATTGCCAATCGCGATTCGGCGATAAAGAGGAATATCGAGATCATCAAGATGATCGTTGAGCGGGAAGAACAGTATATTTTTTCCTGCCTCTTTCCATGCCTGCATTCTGACATAGACCTCTTCGACATTTTCCTTGTCTATTTGGTCCTTCGCCACACGCGCCGCCTGCTCGGATCGGGTGATATGCGGATCCAAGACGGCACCGTAGTCAAAGTCATCGCCCCCCTTGGGAGCCGCCTTTATTCTGGCTTTCAAGTCCTCAAGTTTTTCTGTTTCCCCTTCATGGGACAAGCGAGCTATTCTAGGCTCTAATACATCGGTGTAGAAGTTAAAGAAGTTCTTATCATTACCCGCCTCGGCATGGCGTTGGACGTATGCCGTGAATATAGGGGCAAGATCTTGTCCCGGTTCCGCTGCCGCATATGAGTTCCTAGAGTCACTTTCTTGGTTCGCTTTGGCTAGTTTCGCGTTCTCTATCTCGATGATTTTTGTGGAGATGCTCGGAACCAAACTGTTTAGTATTTGGTCCGAGTACACTTCAGGCGTCTTATCCGTAATCAGGTTCTCTCTTAGGAGCCTGGCCGCCTCTTCATTCGGTGGCTTACTTGGATCGTAGTCCCAGCGTGGATCTCCTTTAAGCAGATCTTCCCTCAATGTAGGCAGCATGTTACGGGCGTCTTGCAGAGCCTCTCCCTTCAACTCATTATCGTCACGCCTTTGCCTTTCGAGTTTTCCTCGGTTTCTCCTCTCAAGTCCTGAAGCGAGTTGTCCAGTCGCGTTCAGTAAATTGGCCAGTTGCTGGAATTGATTGCTTTGGCTGAAGTCTGCGGCAACTGGCGATACAGACGGTACACCCAACTGTTCTATTGCCTGCGTTCCGATGGCGCCAGCAGGAATCGTCCGCCTGGCCTGCTGAAACGGTGCCGGTTTCAGGGCTGAAGACAGGTCTGTTCTTTTAGTTTTAGCCATATTTTGCTGTCCAACTTAGGGGAGGTAGCCGCCTTTTTGGCTGAACCAGTCGGGGGGCGGCGCTAGCTGCGCAGGTGGACCGCCACTAGCAATGTAAACTTCAGGTGCGTTGACAAAGGGTTCCTCCGTTTTGGGGATTTTACTGTCCTGCCATCTTTGGATCGCGAGTCCGGTTTGTGCTCCGCCAATAGCGCCTTCAAATGCACTGAAGAAGGGGTTTTTGGCTTGTGCTCCCAATTGCACATTCCGGGCGTCGTACCCTAACCCGCTTTGCGCAATACTGAGGTTGAAGTTCGATTTGATTGCCGACAGGTTGCGAGCCAGGATTTGGTCTATGCCAAGGATACCTAGCTGCGAGGTTGGGGATCCCAATCCTATTCCACGGCTCTCATCCATGACCGTGGCTCGACCAGTTAACTTGGCGGCTTGTCGAGTGTATTGTTCTTTGCGTTGTTGCTGCTGGTTGGCAATCGCTTGCTGCTGGACAGTTGCCTGCTCATAAGCGATGTCTTGGGATTTCTCTATTGCCTTGTTTTGTTCTCGGGCCTGCTTCGCACTGATTGCTGCCCCGGCAGCCGCTAGGTAAATAGCATATGCTTCACCCATAGGTGGTTATCCTTGTCTCGGATAGTAATCGACAATGTATTCAATTGCAGTCACAACGGCTGGCTTTGCCGAATCATTTTCAAGGTATATGTCGTTGTCTTCGGCATTGCCCGTATGCATGGATCGCAATACAGCACGCTCCTGGATCGGGTCAACGTCCATGGCCACCGTTCGATCCGGATGGCTCGGCATATCAGATCTGATCTTGAATTGGCCGGTCTTGTGCAGTGATGCGGTAATTTCTCTGATAACAACTTCTGCGTTTACGTCAGCGTTTTTTTCTTCATCGTGTACATACGGACGCGACAAGAGAATGCTCATGGTGTATGCGCGACCGATAGCAACCTCGCCAGCAGAGTAGTCGCCATCGACTTTGAACGCAGCCGAACTGTTGCTCTTTGCCGACAGGATCTTGCCAAAATCGGTAGAGAAGTCTGGGCCGAGAACGCACTTGTCCAATGAGTTGTCGGTGATCGGAAGCGTAAAGGTGGTTTCTCCGGCAGAATGAGTTCCCGTTGCGACCACCATCAAGCGATCTAGATTTACAACGTCGTACCAATTATTTGCCATTGTCAGTTGTGCCTTGAATAAGCCAGAGTAAGAAGTCCTTCTTGGAGACGTTCAGATCGTGTCGGGTCGTTTGCCGATGAAGGAAAAGCCACAAGAACTCACGTCTCTTCCAGCATGTTTTCCATCCCCATTCATTCATTTTAATTGTCATGCGTTTGCAACCGGCACATGATGCAATTGTGTATCCGGTTGTCTTCGCAATGAATTGGTGTAGAGCCTCACCAGGAGGTATCAAGTTGGGCCTCGCAGTATGGTGACATTCCCGTTGATGCCCATTGATTTTTGAACTGGGCCTGGCCAGGCGCAGGTGGTGTTTGCATTGGGTATGACTATTTGATTGCCCGCAGTGGGTTTGGCAACTGGCGATCCGGTTCGGAACCAATAATTGGGAGCGCCATCAAGCTCTGTCCAATTGAGTTCTATGGTTGAATCGGGGACGCCATCTCCGTCAATATCTGACAATTCAATGTGATAGTTTTCAGCCAGCCCGAGGGGATAAGATTCGCCGGTGCAGTTGGTCGAAGTATAAAACACTAGGACCAGCGGGTTTGTGGGCGGGATTGCAGGCCGCCATACCTCGTCGTCGAAGTGCTCCATGACGAACCAGGTGCCGTTTGGCATGGTGCCGGACGCGGTTTTGACAGATGATGTCCCTGTGCCTTCGGTGCAGGAGCAGAGTACTACATCGGAGAATTTAATGGCCCATTCGCCTGCGGCGAGCGTGGGTGGTCCGCCGCCACCGGCTCCGCCTCCGCCTCCGCCTCCGCCGCCACTCCCGCCGGGAATCAACCCCCAAGGTAGAAACAGTGCCCAGGGGAACCTGCACACGTCATCGAAATCCGCAGGCGGCCCGACAGTAGACAATTCACCGGCGCCGCCGGATGAGCCTCCCAGGGTGCCCCACGGGAACGAGTTCACAAATAACGCTACTGCTGCCGTTGCAGCGGAGGTCACGCTCTCGGCTGTGCCTTCGCCATCGGTATAACTGGCTTCCACTGTAATCGTCGAACCCACATCTGCCTGTGTCAGTGTATAAGTCACGGCCACCGCACCAGGAATGTCCACATCATTGCGCATCCACTTGTAAGCAAATGCACCAAATCCATCTGCATCAACCAGATCAGTGGTGTTTGCCGTCAGAGTCAGGCTTTCCACCGCCCTACCGTCAATAGTTAGGTCGCCAGACAGTGCGTGACTGACGTTCGCCACCGACGACGTTGCCGATGACGTAACGCTTTCGGGCGTGCCTTGCCCGTCAGTGTAGCTAGCCGTTACTGTGATTGTGGACCCTACGTCCGCCTGTGCCAGTATATGGGTCGATGCAGTCGCGCCAACGATCGCTACTCCGCCGCGATTCCACTGGTAACTAATCACGCCCAGTCCGTCCTCGTCAGCCAAGGTATTTGCCGCCGTCAGAGTCTGGTCTTCAGTTGGCGTGCCACTAATCGTCACTGAACCAGTCGGGGGGTCGTTGACGTTAGCTACCTCGGCCGTTGCAGCGGAAGTCACACTCTCAGGTGTGCCCTGACCATCCGTGTAGCTAGCCGTCACCGTGATCGTTGAACCCACATCCGCTTGAACCAATGTGTAGGTCGATGCTGTTGCGCCAACGATCGTATCGTCGCCACGCTTCCATTGGTAACTGAAAGCCCCCAGACCGTCCTCGTCGGTCACACCACTAGCGTCTGCCGTCAGAGTCTGATCTTCTGTCACCGTACCGCTGATCGTCACCGCACCACCAGGCGGGTCGTTGACATTCGCCACCGACGATGTTGCCGAAGATGTTACGCTCTCCGCTGTTCCTCCATCATCGGTATAACTAGCCGTTACTGTTATCGTTGAACCCACATCTGCCTGCACCAGCGTGTAGGTGGTATTCGTTGCACCACCAATCGCCGAACCGCCGCGCTTCCACTGGTAGCTGATGACTCCAAGTCCATCCGCATCAGCCAAGGTGTTGGCCGCAGTTAGAACCTGGTCTTCTGTTGCTGTACCGCTGATCGTCACCGAGCCAGTCGGGGGACTATTAGGTGCCGAACCTTCCTCATCCAGTAGCTTCTCCGAAAGTGAAAGAATTTCCGCATCAGAAAGCGCAGTCGGAAAAAACATCAGACAGCCGATACGGCCGTCAAAACCGTCAGCATCTTCCTCTGCCGACACGAGGAAGGTGCTTATGCCTCCCGACGTTGGGCCATTGTAACCTTCGTTTGGATAGATCGACGTGTTCTGCTGCTTGTCTTCCCCGTCTACGAAGATCGACATGTGTTCATAGCTAGGTCCGCCAGACCCATCAAAACGAGCCGCTATTATTCTCGTATCGGTGTTCGTGATGGTTTCACTCGAATCACAAGTCAGATTTACATGAGTAAATCGCACCGTGTCATCAGCTTGAATTTCCAGTCTTATTCCGTCATTAGTTCCGCGATAAGTTGCAAATGCATGACCGTGATACCAGAATCCATCATTTACTGTGTTAGCGTGCGTAGTACTGGAGTTGTTCGCCAAGATCACATCAGCATCTGAATATGAATCGCGTGAAACAGCAACAACTATGGTGTAGTCACGACCCTGCGTTCGACCTGTACCGCCGCCTGCAAGATCCGGTTCGCGTTGCGCAAATGTCTGTTCACGACGGCCAAGATCATCAAGAATTGACCCGGCACTTTGCGGACTATATGGATCGCCGCGCGGATCTCCAATTTCAGCGTGATTAGCAGCAGTGCCGTCCGATTCAATCGCATACCCGCCGGAACCGGAGAAAGCTGATATGGCTGTGGCACTGCCTTTCAGTTCAAGATCGTAGTGCTTCCGCAACGCAGCCGCATGAGTTTGCACCCTGGAACCTGGAACATCGACATCATATACCGCTGCCAAACCAATAATCGAATTCGATTCTGTAATCACTGACAGACTGTTGTTATAGCGCGCTCCGACTTGTAGCTGGCTATAACCATAAGATCCTGAGAACACATCGTAATATCCCCAACTGCGAATATAGAGTCCATTTACATAGAGATGGCAGTTCGCATGGCCAACATAATCTGCCTCCATGCAACGCACAAAAACATGAATGACTTCTCCGTCCTGAAATACATCGGTGGCCATAGATGCGCCAGCACCGTTAGTTTCATTGAACGAAATGCAGCCAATTCGCTCACTGCTCATTGTATAGATTTTGGTAGAAAACGCATCGCCGCCACCGCCGTAATATGGTGACCCGGCCTCGTCGTCCATCGTGAGGCGCATGATCACGCCATCTGTTTCCGAGTCCCACTTCATCACGGCTTCGAGACAAAATGGATATGCTTGCGGCAGCCATGCTGATGCTTCAGTTGCAACCGCTATATTCCCCGCGCCGTAATCAAAATCAACACCCTTGTGCGTGACGCCTGCATGAGTCATTGAGGCATCTAACGCTCCTCCGGTTCCGGGTATTAGAGTTAGATCATCTGCCGCCCCGCCATCTTTCGTAGCCGAATTGGCGAGTGTGGCGCCAGACGCCTCGTCACAAAGCCAGAACCCGATGGGATCGTCGGCTTGCACGGCTTCGATGTATTCGTCGCTTACTATATTGGTTATGAACCCTGCTCTGGTGCGATCGCCGCTACCGTCGATAATCCCAATCGCGCCAAGAGCAATTGCGTCTTCGCGTGAGTTAGTCATTCCGCACCGCCTTCTGCCAATTCAATCACTTGGTTTTTAATCGCATCGAATTGTTCAGTGGTGTAGAAATCGCCCGCCATCGCAATCAATCCGCCAAACGATTCTGAGTTGGGGTAAATGACATCAGACCAATGGTTCATATCGACCGAGCATTCTTGAACAAATGCCAGCTTTGAGTCATGTGACTCATCCTCATCCTCCGGACAATTGCAATAGGTCACATTGACCGTTTCGCCTTGCGATTCAAGTAACGTGACTGCATCCGGCACCCAGTCGTTTTGTTCAGTTAGTATGCAAATCATATTCCCAAAACCTCAGTCAGGGTCATGTCGTTTTGGAATTGCCACGGCCTGATCGCAGGCGTGTGACCTTGCTTGATAGCGTCACGAATGTGTTCGATTCGTTCAGTTCGATCTCTATACTGGTGGCCCGAGAATATGCGCACGAACTCAGTGTTCGGAGTGCGGTGCGTGTACCAATCACCGGAATCTGCTCTCGGCCATTTACCGCCGTTCGACGGCGCCCCTGTGGCGGGGTCGTGCCGATTGGCGTATGCACGCTCTAGCCCCATCTGGTTGTACCTCCAGGGCCACGGTTGATCGAAACGGCACGGCGACTCTATGTACTGCTTTACGCCGCGTATCTCCAGTATCTGCATGAGGTGCGCGATCATGTTGACCACTTGTGGGGACGCGCCGCTCTGTGCGTTGGGCGGTGAATACACATCGTTCGTTATTTCATTGCCAACATCCCATGCGATGCTCATGCCGCATTCAAGATACGGCCTAGTATTCTGCCACCAGTGATGGAACATGTTGTCGAACCTGCCATCATAGGTAGCGTCTAGATTGAATTGAGGGTCCAGGTGCGGAGAACCGATGTACGCGATGACCTCACGGTCCAGGTGCATGGATCGGAACGTGGACACAAAGTCGTCGGTGAGCCAAGTTAGCCCCATTCGCAGTGCGTGCTCCCACTGATCGAACTGCATCTTCTCCGGGTGTAGTGTCCCAAACGGATTGTGCAGTTGAACAGACGCAGTCACACCAGATTTGTCAGCCCATGCCAGGGCAGGGTCCACCTTGTTCTCTTTGAACCACCGCCAACCGTTCTCGGGGATACCGTGACCTACCATGCGGATCGCGTTGTCCGCTGAACTGCCACCAATATTCCACTGGAAAATCACATGCATTATGTAACCTGTCTGGAGATTGGGAGTTGTTCAATCAGGAAATTGTTGGTGTTCTCGTCTTCCACCAATAGGTACAAATCGTTCTCGATAATCTCCATATCATTGATGCGGTACTTGTCGTCAAACTGCCACTTAGTCCAAGCCGCTTGCTCTTTGCGGTTCCCTTGCCAATAGGTCTGATAGACATATATCTTGTCGCAATCGTCTGTCAGTATGAAAACATTCAGATTGTTTGTGCTTGTCCTGAGTGTGCGAAAATCAGTCGGCAGCAATCCAAACACATGGGCACTGACATCGGTCGCGACGTTGCTTACTTTGGCGTCGTCGTAGAAGTACTCATACAGAATTGAGGTGTCTTTTCGGGAACCCAGGAAGTAGATCAGTGTGCCCATAGCTACGGGGCGAACACTGACTGCTTCGTATTTCGTTGACGGGGTAATCGATATGGTAGACGGCGAGAACACGTCCGGAGTGTTGATCTCGAATTGCCGAGCGGCCTTGGTGAAAACAATCACTGTGTCGCGGAATGGCACCAGGTAATCAATGATGGTTACCGCGTCACTGGACAGGGACACATCAATCGGATCGGAGTCTACGATATTCTCCGCGTCCTGGATGTAAAAGTTAAACAAGTCGCCTGATTGGCTGAAGGCGATATTTTCTTGCCCGCCGATCATCAGCCGATTGCGGTGGAGTCCTACATCAGTAATACTGTCCCCGTTTTTTACGATGCTAGGTGCCGGATTGTTTTCCTCGTCACCTGACAACCTCTCATTCCAATCGATCAAGCTGACGCTGAATGTTGCCGGTGTAGACCCGTCACCCGTGAAGGTGTCGCGGGTCATTTTGATCGGCATGGTCGTGTTATCCAGCGTTGCGCTTGCTTGGCCGCTTTTTGGAACTAATGTCCATCGCTCTGATATCGGGAAGGTGTCTGTTTCCGGCGTTCCTGACCCGTTGGTTTGTTCTCCTGTCCCGGCGACACTGAATGGCTCGGTAGTACTGTCGCTGATATTTGTTACGTCGCCTGGGTCAGTGACCGCCGGTGCTCTCGGCGCATGCACTTTCGCGTTGGATCCACGATAGTCACTGACAATTGTCATGTAGCCGCTGTTGCCGCCCAAGTCGGTCCAATTGATCATTCCATCATTGGACCCGGCGTTTCGTAATGCCGCTTGGAATACAGACGCAACGGCCTGCATGTCTGTCTTCGCTGTAGTCGGGAAGTCGGCGACAACTTCATAGTCATACCCTAGGCCGTTGGTGGTGATGTCGGCTGCGTCACCGGCAAGAGTGGTAATTGATGTTTCCAACGCGATATTGCTGTCGTCTCCAACGACCGCAATTTTATACGCACCGGCAGCAACATTTGTCCCGCCGGTAATATTTATGTACTGCCCTGCCACCGCATTGGTAAATGCGCCGCTCTTGGTCAATTTGAAATTGGGCGATCCGGCCTCATCCCACGCGACACCTGTCAAGCTCAGGGGGAACCGCTCGAAGAACACACTGAACCCCATCGGGTTGTTGCCGTCGTCGTTGTAATTCTTATGTGGAGCTGCCCAATCACCGAATGTGTTGCCCATGCGGTATCGTGCAAATTCGCCGTCACCTGAATTGAACTTGTAGTACACGGGGAACTTGTCGGAATCGCCATCGCTGAGAGCGTGATATGAGTCGTCTGCCGGGTTTGTGGCAAACATGTCCGCCAACCTGCTGAATGTCTCGGATATGGCGTAGATGGAGGACGCCTTCGCAGCAGTGGCCTGCTTCTGGTTTGCAATGATCGTATAATCCGCCACCGTTGACATGCGAATGTCGCCGGATACCGGCGGCGTTTGAATGCCGTTGATCACGACGTCGGCGGGAGCACCTGATCCGGCAGTGATATCTCCAGTGAGTTTGATGGTATTGTTGTCAACCTTAGCGGCGATCGCGTACCACCCGGTGGTTACCCCGGTGCCGCCAGTGACCAGGACCATGTCGCCTTCGGCAAATGTGTACCCGGTGAATGCCCCGGATTTGACCAGAGTGCTGGTTGCCGGTTCGTTCCATGTGACGCCGGTTTGACTGACGGAGAACTTCAGTGTGCCTTTGTTGAGATACGTTTGCGCGTCATTGGAAATAGTGACCGTAGCTTCTAAGCAGGTCGGCAACTCGAATACCCGTATGGACCCCGGCCCGTACATAACGAGGTACTTTTCACTGCTGTCTCGCTTAATTGCATGCAGCCTGTTATCGCTCAACGCAGTGGGGGCAGGGCTTATGATGTTCTTGAGGTAAGCGGATCCAGGCCGCTTGGTGGCTCCATCAAACACACTGAAGTTGGCATTTACAGAGTCCTGGACCTGGTTCGGAAAACGCAGGTGTGCTGGCTGATGACTGATGCCCCCGAACAGTGACGGGATAACAATACGGCGTTCTTGTCCCATAGTTGTTTACCATCCAAGCCAGGATGAAGTTGGTTGTAATCTTTGCCTGTTGCCCTTGATCGCCCGAGCTTCAGGGGTATTGAGCATATCACTGCCTCTCATATCGCCTTCCTCTTGGATGGCGAGAATCCTGGAGACAGATAGCTCTTCTTTTATCATGGCGTCATCAATCCGCCCACGACGCTTGAAGCGCTGGAAACGGAACGATGAGGATTTGACCACATAGTCTGACAGTGCGTCGGTCAATTCCGAGATCGCAAGATTCCTCCAAAGCTTGACTCTGATTTCAGTGTCGAAGGTGAACCCGATATCTACCGCGTCGGCACCAGAATTGTCGGTGTCAAACAATCTCATATTACGAATGGAGACTTTCCTCCACTTGTCGATTGTTTCGGTCACCAGGCGGATAACGTCCTGTTCAACTTGGATGACTCCGCTTGCCGGATTGGCCACTGCACTGATGGTATTGGTACTGGTTGCACTTACACTGCCGGTTATGTTATTTGCGCCATTGAAATCCGCAGATCCTTCGAGCGGGCAAATAAGATAGGTAGTGGCGCCGACCGTGTATGCCGAGGTGATGATGCCGACCGCATTGCTGGTAGCCTGGGTGACTCGTTCACCCAAAGTAAATGTCCCTGTTGAGATTGTCCCGGTAAGACTGACTGATGCGAAGTGTAGTTTCAGATCCGACTCTTCGTTCTGAAACCATCCTCGCCTCAACACATTCTTTCTTTCTCTATCCAGAATCGTTTCAGCCTCTCCAGCAATTGTTGATTGCCCAGTTTGGAGAGCACTGACACTCGGCTCACCGATGTGCTCCAGGACTTCATTTACCGCATCAATTTGTGTTGTCATCTCTTGCTCACAATAGTTGACGTTTGCTAGTTGCGATCCCGAAGTTCAATCAAGATCTGGTCAACCTTAGAATCAACGTCATCGACAATGGCTTGGACCCGTTCGATATCCTTGTTCACCCGGTCGATCTTGAAATCAATATGCTTTTGTGCAGTCGTCAGATCGTCATCGGAAACCGTACCGTCATGCGGGTGCTGTATGTGCTGTTCAGCCCACAGTTGCGGCACAGTGGTTTGGATCGCAGACTCATTTAGCCCGATTCTATAATGCGCCACTCCAATGGTTGCTCCGACAGAAACAATACCGCCCGTTATTCCCGTGAATGTAATCAGCGACGAGGATAGAAAGCCGCTGTGTCTGACTTGAGGTTTCACATCATACTCCCATTAGGGCAGGCTATGCTCTTGCCGCTGCCTTTTCTGATGTGACATTGTTATCACGCGCCATACCAAAACCGAACATCACTAGTAATCCGGATGCCAGTGTGTCCAGGTCGGCTACTGTACCTTCATTGCCGTCAAACAGTGCCCGCAGTTCAGGCAGGCAGACTATCAGTCCTCCGATCACACCAATCGCGGTGGTTCGCCAAGACTTAACCAGTGAGTTAATGATGCTCTCAATTGCCATCTGAATCGTCCTCTTGCAATGCACGCATCCTGTCACTTGCGGACAAGATGCGTTGGGTGTCGCCGGAAACGATGTCTCTGTATTTTTTCTCTTGATCCGCAGTCAGGTGCGAACTGTTGGCCTCGGCAAGTAGATTCGCCAATGCGTTGATTGCGGCGACTACGGTTACCACTTCCACGCTCATGGCGTGTCTCCTTCATCAGATGCTTTGTTTCTGAGTCCCAACGAGAACGCAACCTCTAGCTTTGCCATCGACTCCAAGAACCGGAACCGCTGATGATTGAAGTCAACAGGCGAGTCTGACTCAATGGAGTCTCGCATCAGGAACAGACACTTCTCAGTCAGGTCGGCAAGCTGGTCAATCTCCTGGAGGTATGACTTGTCAACTATTTTCGTCGAATCAGGTTGAGAGATCTGCTCGTACCGTTCAGAGAAATCGTGCCGTCGCAAGACATCTTCTGACCATGCCCGTTGCATTTCGTTTCGGCATCCGGACACCGCCATCAATGCGACAATTGGAACAATGTAACGTGACGATATGCAGGTCTTCTTCATCATAATGCTCCTGGCCAGTGTTATCCGACCAGGAGTAGTTAGTGCCGGGATTGACTTGAGATTACCCGACTGTCTGGAAGCCGACAGTTGCGGCTTGAGCCATTGCGCCTTGGTTAATGGCGATCCAGTCGCCGTTTCCATCCGCAACCAGTGTGACTTGATCACCAATGCCATCGGCACGGACGTACCTGTCGTCAGTCTGTTTTGCGAAGGTAGTGCCGTTACTGGCATAAATTGCTCCGGCAGTGCCGGATTCAATGTCGAGAACCTGGGCCACCGTCGCCACCGCAGTGACAACTGAGCCAGCCTTTGCGTCTTGTGGAAGAGTGACCGCCACAGCGCCTGCTGCACTGGTGTTAACGATCAAGATGGGGCAGTCGTCCTTGTCGATCGTATATGCCGCAGTGACATCTACAACCTTATAGGTCTGCGTACCATCGCTCCTCTGAGCAGTGGTAGTCATAATTAAAACTCCTAAAAAATTGGGCCGAGCGATAGCTCCAGGATCGCCCGGCCCGTATCCTCGGACCCGCAAGTCCCCAGGAAATAAAGTTACGCCGAATCTACATGGATGGTGCCAGCGCACCACGGAGCCAATACGCCTGCCCCGACCATCATCTGGCCCTTGAGGAAGTTGGTATTACGCCGCTCGTCCGGCCCGATGAATGTGTAGATCGGGTTGACCTTGTCCATCGCTCCGGCCACATATCCGATTGCCGCCGAGCCTTCGTCCGCACCGCACAGTGCGAGTGCTACCGGCTGGCCTTCGCCGCCGCCTCCGTTGGGCGTGCCAGAGACCTCTGAGCCTGCCGCAGTGAAGTCGCCCTGGTACTTCGCGGGGCCAGTGGCGATCCTCGTGCTCGGCAGGTGGTTGGTTGGCGACAGGACACTGAAACCTTCCAGCACACCAATGATGCGCTGGTTGATATCGTTCTGTCGCTGTGCCGTCAGGTCTGAGTCAAAGATCGTGTTGTCTTTGCCCAGCACACGCCGGATATATGGATCGATGATGAGGAATCTGCCCTCTTCCGGCACATTATCCTCGTCGAAAAGCTGTGCCAGTTTAGCCGCATCATCTCGGAAGTTTGTTGCGCCAGCAGATGTTGCAGGCCAAGCAAGCTCTCTGGTGGTTTCGACACGCTCGATCATCGAGCCACCCGAGTGGATGGTCATTCCGTTCTTCGTTTCTGATCCGGTTTGTGCTGCTTTGACTCCGATGATGAATAGCTTCTTGTCGAAATCCGTTGCCAGTGACCGTCCGAGTTTTCGGGCGAGCGGACGCAGGATATCGAAATGGCTCTTCTGAATTTGATCGAAAGGCACGTCATAGTGCTTGACGAGAATATCGTCAATCGTGATCGTGTTTTCGTCAACTTCAAATTGCTGACCAAGTAGTTCTGTGCCGGGCTGGTGGTATTCTGGATCGCCGTCCTCGCCGATAATCGGGAACTGCCACGATTTGCCAGAAGATACAACTTGGCTTGATACGACTTCGCTGTTGGCAGAATCTGAACCAGTCCCGTCAGGACCGATTGCATTCCACAGCAGCGTCTTAGCATGGAATGCTTCCAATACTAAGCCATAGAACATCTCAAGCGCAAGCTCATCGTCTACGCCACCTTTGGCCAGAAAACGCTGTGCATTACTGCTAGCCATGGTGTTACTCCAAAAAAAAGTGCAAAAAAAAACAACAACGATACTTCGGCGAGTCAAGGTGCTGACGATGGCCAGGCTGTATCACCAGGCGGACATGCCGTAGACCCGTAGGTGCCGTCACATATCAACCAAAAAACCCACAGCGCTTTTTAAAGCGCTGTAGGCGAAAGAAAAGGGGAAGGACATCGAAGTACCCCTGCACCTCGATAAACAGGTGTACTTCGACTGGTTAAGTAATCAGGCTTCTAACTTCTTCAACTGTTCGGATGCGTCTTCTCGCCACTTCCCGGTTCTCTTGTCCCCGTCGGGAACACTTCCGCCTCTGGAACGGATAGCGTCAGAAAGCTCGGTGCTGGATAGTTGATGAACGCCCCAAACCGATTGCTCCTCTGAACTCTCCAGACCCTTTCTTGGAAGTTCTGCAACCCTCGCAGGCGCAGTGGGCTGAGATTCGCCTTTTAAATCAGCCAATTCTTGCCGAAGCAACAGATTTTCTCTGGAAATTTCGGACGCGGTTTTCGGTCGATTGCGTTTGTCCGCAAGTTCCAAAATATTGTCAACCACCTCTTCCGCATTCGTGCCTTCCACTACATGCCACTTGGTGCCGGTGGCTGTATCGACCAGTTGGCCTTCGCATTTGTCTGAGCCGCCGAGGTGGACGATACGAATACCGGATTTCAATTCTTCTAGAGACTTTCGCTGTTCTGGAGTTAGTGTAAATTTGGGCATTGGTTACCTCATGCAAAGTAGTTACCGCCACTGCGGCGATGTTGGAGCAATTGTTGTTGTGCCGCTTCGTCTCCTCTTGAAGCGCGATTGACGATCTTGAAATACTCTGCTCGGGAAGTGATTGTGTTTCCGGCTGGAGCGACTGCCGGGGCACCGGATGTATCTACCAAGGCACCTGTTCCGGCAGCACCAATTGACTCGCGATGCCTCATGGACAATTCGCGAACAGCACTCTCATAAAGAGCGGGGCTGAGTAATCGGTGATTGATTGTTCCTGGCTCAGGTTTCTCAGGGTCACCCAATTCGCCCGGCGGGATGTTGGATGCGGCCCAAGCCTTGAGCGTGTCCAGTTGCTGCTGGCCTCCGACCATATTCACAGCCTTGGCCACCATGTCGTTGCGTTGCCCCTGGGCGGCAACAGTGGCTGCTTGAACAGCGGTTAGATAGTCATTGATCATTTTCCGGCTGACACTAGGAAGCTGCGATTGCAGTTTGTTGTACTGATCCTCTGTCAACTCAGACGACGATTGGAACTGTTCCGCGATTCCCTCTTCTGTCAGACCGGCACGCTCAAGTACCACATTCAGATCTAGATCTGCGGGCGGTGCCGGTGCAACTTGGAGATTTTCATCTGTTGTCGGCGAATCTGTGGTCACGCTATTGTCAGGAGTACTGTCCGGCGGTGTCTCAACTGGCGCTGTTGCTGCCGGTTCTTGAGTGTCTTGCATACGCGATCGCATGCGATTAAGTGCGTTGTACGCAGTGACTGCGGTGTCTACATCCGGGAATTGACTCTCAGGCCCAATCAGATCTCCATCACTGATTGGATACTCAATTGTTTTTGCCAACTCTCGGATCCCCTGCTGAAGATCGTCTGGAGTAGCAAATTTTCCGGCAAATTTCGGCGCTTCTTCTGCGGATGGCTCGGCAGGCTCTGTCGCCAGTGGAGCTTCTGACATGGCGTTCTCCTAGTTATTAGGTTGCCGCAGGCTGAAGTTCTTGTTCAACAGCAGTGGTCGCGACATCGCCTGCGGCATTGACGCCGCGCTCGACTGCTTGAGATGCGGCCTGTTGCTCTAACGCTGCCGCACGTTCTTGATTGATTTGATCATCGCTCTTGATCAGGCCAGGTTCATGCACGCCGCCATGTCGGGCCATCACATCGATGAATACTCTTGTGTCGATCAGACTCATGGCTTCCGGACCCAGTTGGCTGACCACAGCCGCGAAGTCCATCAGCTTTCCTCGTTCGATCTCTCTGGATAGAGCCTCAATTCCCGTGACCACATGGAGGTCAATTAAACCCGACGGCAACTCGGGCATGAGCTTCTGAGCCTGCAACTGGTAGATTGCTCGCTCGATGATGGGCACTTGCTGCGACTCTGAAATCTGAGCGTAGATCCCGCCCAGGCCGCCTTCGAGTTCGGCTGCAATACGCTGAATCTGTGTCGCTGTGACTCGTTCCTTCTGTGGCTGGATCTCGGACTCAAGCAACATTGCCTTGCTGAGTTCTTTTGTTTTCCGTTCGATCGAGCGATCGACAACATGGAAGTCAGAGATCTTGTCTACCTTTAGGAACGCAATGTCTTGGACTTGTCCACTTGAGACTCGGCCGCGAAGTACCATGCCGCTTGGCCGCTCCAAGTCCTCGTCACGCATGATGCTGCCCTGATCGATGACCGGGTGATGGCGAGAGGCAGTGGCGGCGAATTCCAGCAGTTTTTCCTCGCAATTATCCAAGGTCCGCATATCACCGTAATTCATTTCAATGAATCCACGGCCATAGTCCTCTTCCGGTGCCAGTTCAAAGGTCGTCGAGAAGTATGGGCACACCGGCTCGTCACTGGTCGCGATTTCCTGACCATTGATCTCCTGCACGATCGACCAGATCTTTGTCTTTGGCTGCCACTCGACCAGCGTGAACATGTCTTGAAGTCGATCGCCCGGATCTTTTTTAAGAAGGTCTGACGGCAATTGGGTCTTGGCGAATTGGCCCTCTTCCAATGCCAGCACATCTCTTGATTGCTTGGTGATGTGATACAGCACGTCACCCTCAGAATCGCGACGAGTCACATACCGATCTCGCCTGAATGTGGTGATCCTGTAGTCATCGTTCATCTTCTCAAGTACATCTCCGGTGATGATGCACTGCGACAATGCCGACCGCCTGCGGGACCGGAACCCGTTGACCTGCGATCTACGCATGCGACTACGCAGATTGGCCGATTCGAGCGTTGCAATGATTTGCATCTCGCGCAGAAACAAGCCCTGAAGCACTTGATTCATTTGCCGAGGATCAATGTTCGGGTCGTATTGGACTTCGGGCCGTAACTTCAATTGGAACCATGGGCGCCCAGGCGGAAACAGTGCCAAGAGCAACCTGCCCTCCAGATTGGTGGATCCGCGCGAACCCAAAGATTGGAAATTCTCAGGGAGTTCATCATCTTTCCCGTGATTCGCTGGCGGCAGTATGTGCGGCTTACTTAGTGCAGCACACGCTCTGGCTCGCTCAAGAATATTCGATCTGGCAGAGTCGTCAGACTTATACCGACTGGAAATTGTTGTTGCCATGATTATCCGATGTTTAGTCCACTGCCCCCAGGCGTGTTGAGTGATGGATCAATGACCAGAGCACTGCGGCCCAATCGCAGTGCCCGTCGCCTTTGCTGTTCCTCCACCTGCGCTACGGTGTAGGGATCGGAAACAGGTTCAGGTGGCGGTGGCGGGGGAAGTCGTGGAGAGGACGGGCTACTGAATCCCATCTGCGGCTCCTTTTAGTTGTCGGTGTCGGATTGATGCTAAAAACAAGACCACTTCATGGCGGCCTTGTTCGAGGAATATTCGGTCACGATCAGTTTGTTTTGTGAGTACGCCGGGCAAGATCTCAATGCTCGGCATGGGGTAGATCTGATTCAATTCACTGATCAATTGATCCACGTCGTTCGGGATCCGCTCGGGCAGCATCGTCGGCTCTGAGTTGCGTGCAGACATAGCCTTGGGCCTCCAGCCAGAGGTGCAGTTTGCGTGGGCTGTAGCATGAGGGCGGCACATAGACACCAGCGGCTGCGAGTACCTGGCGTGCAACGCAGACACAATCGTTCGTCTTCCACCGTCCGCCGGTCCAGCATTTAAGTAGGGTCGGCCACACTCGTAGCCGGGTAGAAGACTGGAAATCGTCCAGATCAATGTAAAAGGTGCCCGGCACCACATACATGCAACGGAGTGTGGGGTACTCGGTGATGTACGAGTAGAGGGGCCAGTAGGCTCGGCCGGTAACGCTCGGAACGAGCACAGCACCGTCATGGCCCACGCAGACGTGTGCCAGGTCACTGCCGGTGCAAAACCGGATCAGCGACCACCAAGCGGCCCAATACGCACGCCGGGGAGCACGTCGGGCGACTCGCCACCACCGACGAAGGGTCAGCGGCGTGCGATGCGACCAGCGGCTCGTCGAGAAAAAGACGCATAAATGCACTACAAATACCGTTCCTTTAAGTCGTGGACGCAGCACGCTTGCAAGTATTGTGTTCGTAAGTACTTACGGGCCTGAACGTCGTTCAGATGCGTAGATACGGGGTGAGATGGGGGTGAAACGGGGCGAGACGGGGTGAGGCGGGGTGAGATGCGTAGAGACGCGTAGAGACGCGTAGAGATGCGTAGAGATGCGTAGAGATGCGTAGAGATGCGTAGAGATGCGTAGAGATGCGCCCGGTCAAACTTCCGGGCAACCCTTATCCCGCAGGGGTTTGCGCGGTGGTCGCGCAACCGCGAGATGTATAGGGACCACTACATATAGTGGGTGTCAGCCTCAGTACCACTATATATGGTGCTAACATCGCCCTAACATCATCAGAAATTTAAATTCCCCTGTACATTAACA